CATTGTCCGCTACCACAAGCGACCTTATGGAACCCGGCTAGAAGAACGCTTGCTACAGAGCGAGCGTGTGTCAGCTGCCGACGTATCTGATGTCAGCGCAGCATTACTGGCCGGACCCAGCACCGAAACCAACGAACGCCTCGTCAAAGCTAGTCTTCTGCGCCGCGGCAAACCCGTTTCCGTTGTGAAAGGCACTTTTGCACATGCCAAGCGCCTCGTATCTTTTTTAGGACGACGCCCAGTCACCAAGCCCCCGCGCCAACGGTCGTACATCAAGGCAGCTTTGGCTGTTGCCTGCCTGCCGTATGCCTCGGCGCTGACGAACTCCCTGCGCTCGACGGTAATTGCAAACTGCTTACCGTCGACGTGGCAGGTAAGCATGCGCACCACCTCCGGAGTTCTGAATTCCAGTCCGCTGCCGTGGCTGATCTACTTCGCATGTGTCATCCCGACGCACGTCGCTGTCATCTTGATGGCGTGGTTCCTGTGGGAGTTTATCTGTTCGGACACACGTTCGGACGGCCCTGCAGTTTGAGCCCCTGCGTCCACAACGCCCTAAACGCTTTGTACAAACGCCACCTCTCCCCACCTCCTAACCCTGCTGTCTTGCCTCTTGACATTTCCTTACTACATTACGTGTCTACCCGAGTGTTTGACTTTCACTATCAGTGTGTAGCCAACCCCGATGGCTGGAAGGTCGGGAAGACGCGCGCCAAATTGGAGCAAATCGAGCGCAGCAAACTTTACGATGCACTTGCGAGCCAGTCCGCCAAATCGTTTATCAAGCGGGAAACCAATCCCATTGTCCCGTCGAAGGCTCGCCTCATCCAGGGCCACAAGAACGAGGCCACCGCGTATTTCGCTCCTCACGTTTACCGAGCCATTAGTGCAGTGCTTAAGAAAGTCGAGTTTGTCGAACAAGGTGTGAGGTTCCAGCTGCACTATGTGTCAGGCATGGACCACACCTCGATTGGAGAGCTGTACACGCAGTTCATTCGCCATTCCAACGTGTTTGTCATCGACGAACGGGATGGGAAGAATTGGGATTCCACGATGCAAGAGCCACACCTCCGTTATGAGGCCGCTGTATACGCCCTTTTTGACAACGTCGTTGCGACGATGCATTTGCAGCGCAGCTCTGGCACAACCGGCAAAATTCGCTGTGTTGATGCC